TTAAAACCATCACGAAGTCACGCTGCCCCGCAAACCCCTTTGGGTTTGGTGTTGGTTGGGAGGGTTTGTCACCTACCCAACTCGCCATCACTGCAGCACTCGGTATCACCCGATTGTTGTAGTAGTTGTTAATACTACGAAATCAGGTGGCCAAGTCACCGTTCCAAATAAAGGAGTGTGCCTGATGGCACTGACCGATCCCCAGAAATTCAAAGAAGTCGCGGGTACGGAAGTGACTGCCCCTCGTGTTTCTACGGGGGACTTCAAGTCCGTATACGAGACCTCAGACGGCCTGAACAAGCTAACTCTGTCTACGACGGAGTCAAACTCGAACAGGAAGCGTCATCTGGTTCGGATCGACGTTGAAAAGCTAGCTACCAACGTCTACGAAGAATCCAAAAAACAGGCGGTCTCGATGAGTGTTTATCTCGTCGTCGATCGTCCTGTCAATGGATACACCGTTGCGGAAGCCAAGAAACTGGTTGAAGGCCTTGTCGGTCTTCTTTCAGCCTCGACTTACGCACTCACCGAAAAAGTCCTCGGCGGCGAGAGCTGACCGTAAGGTCAGATCTCAGAAATCCGCTCTGGACTACCTGGTAGAGCTCAAAATCGAGCAATCCAGGTAGGTGTTGAGACTATGTCGTTTATTTACCTATTTGTTTTAGGTATCTACGGCATCCTATTTGAAAGGAGGTAGCCTTGCGCGGTGATTATGATTATAACCACGCAACGTCGGGGACCCACCACGCAGTCACGATCTTTTTGATCATTGTCTGCTTCGTGGCCCTCGGCGGGCTCTTCATAGGCCTGAATATTCTCGACCACCTTTAGTGGTCATCCCATCGATTGGAACACGATGGGTTGAATATTCTCCCTTCAGTGCGGTAGGCTAAGGATAACCACCTCTATCAGGAGGCGTTATGAAAAGCCTGATTGCACTCTGGAATGTGTTAGCCAATGAATTGGCTAGCAGGTGTAGCACTAGCACCACCATGGACATTAATACCGTCCAAGGTCGTGTCAAACACGAGGGTTTATCGTTTTTGACGATTACCCTTCCAACCTTTGGAAAAGACTTTCAATATTGTCTTGACCAAGGGTTCGTTGTTCCCAAAGCCTTTCTTTCTTTTCGAAAGTCAGGCTCGTGTCTCCCCTCTTTTCTGAGGGGTTTCACGGAACAGGTGTTTGACGCTAGTACTGGTGTCCTTATGTGCGAGCCGAACGTAGAGGCGATTCAAGCTATAAGACAATTGACTTTGATCTTTAGCAAGATTCTCCTCCCTTGTACTCCTGAGAGGGAGCGCAAGGCAATGTCCGACTATGTGCATTGTGATATGGAGGTCGAAAATGTTGAATCCACTCTGCCTGATTCTGATGTTGATGAATTTGGCCGTATGGCTCAACTTTTGTTTAGCGACTTATTCTCTACTCTAGACCGTAAGATCTGGAACGAGGAAATTGTCCCTAAACACGGTCCTG